CTACTGCTAAACTATTTTGTAGTTCTGCGGCCTCTGAAATGCTTAAAGTTACTACTTTTTGATTAGTTTTTATGGCAATTCTAGTCTTATCTAAGAAGTTTTCAATAGGTATTGTGTTTAGTTGCTTCATACCTTATTGAGACTGTTTAGTACAGCCTTCATTTCTTGTGAAGTTTTAAATGGACCCTGATATGGATTACGTTCAAGTGTAATTAGTTTAGGGCAATATGCTCTTAGCCATCCTTTTTGGAACTGGATAACATAGTATCCTGCACAATATCTACTCTTGCTTTTAAGATTTTTAGTATATAGTGGTAGTCTTGATTTAACATTATACACAGGATTGTAGGGTTTGGTGCGGCAAGGATAGTTATAAATGGTATGATTAAGAGGTTCTATTTCAAATGTATTAGATTTTTTCCTATCAACAGTGGCTAGTTGATCAACAATTTCTTTAAAACTTTTGATCTCCACTGCTTTGCCTTTACGTAAGAACACATATCCTTTTTTGTTCTTAGCAATAGATCCAATCTTCTTACCATTGCCTTCGATGATCCATTCTTTATTTGGAATTAATACTTTTGAAATTACTGCGTTCATGCTATATATCTCGCGTTAAGTGGTTCTGCATAACTCTGTACCTGTTCACTGATCTTATTTAGATCATATTCGGAACAAAGTTTAAGCAAACGTACTCCAACTTGTGGAATATTCTTTTCTGCCGTTGTGGCGGTGTTGATTGTTTCTTTAATCAGCTCTTTAATGTTATCCGGTTGTGCTGTTAGATCACATAGTAGTACATTGCGGGTGTAATCATCTAATACACGATGCTCAACACCTTCGTGGTCGTCCCAACGTTGCAACATGAGATTGTTCCAAGAATAGCCTTTGGATTCTCTGTCAGCAAACGCATCACGTAGACCAACTTTATTCTTTGTCCCTTTCTCACGTACTCCTGGATAAGCACTAAAGATGTTGTCAGAGGTGTCGCCGCGCATACACTTCTCAAATAGTAACCATTCAGGTTCAGGTGCACCTTTTGGTAAATTTGTTTTCTTATCCTTAATGTGCTTACCTTTTTCATCAAAGTATCCCTCGTGTGTGGTTGTAATCTGCATCACACCATTATATTGTCGAACATTTGGTGCAATAAGTTGTGCGAAGTCTCCATCTGTTGAAATAATAATGTGATTATCAGTAGGGTGACTTTGAATCCAACCTGCAATAAGATCATCGGCTTCTAATTGCTGATGCTGTAATACTGTACAGTTAGTCTTGTTTGTAATGTAATCTTTAAACTGATCAAATGTTTCCCAAAATACACGATCTTCTTCTGCTTCTCTTGGACTTTGAGCAGCACGAGCTTCTGTACGTTGACGTTTGTAAGGAGCATATACATCCTTGCGCCAGCTACGCCCCTCTAAAAAGAAGATAACATGATCACCTTTAAAGTCTCGCCATGCTTTACGTACACTACCTAATACAGTAGCAAGACTCATACCAATCTTATCATTAAGATCACCACGAGTAGCATGTCGAGCACGGAAAAAAGTGTTTGCTGTATCTACAAGAATATATGTTTTGTTCATTAAGAAATTTCCGATCTACCATCACCTAAATTATTAACATTAATATAACCACTACCACGTCGGTCCATATTTACACCAGCTTCAGATCCAATATTTCTGCATAGGTCCTGGAACCAAAGATCAACCACGGATTCATCTGTCTCACCTTGATATCCTTCTGTTCTTAATTGTAGCACAAAGTACTCGTTCCAGTCAAGTTCAAAGAAGCCATTGCGGATATTATCTTTATTAACGTGAGTGTCCATAACTGCTACCCAGGGTTCTTTCTTTTCTGTAGCAATCTCTTTGGCTGTTTTTTGTTTCTTTACCTTTGGAACCTTAGGTACTGCCACTGGTACATCTTTAACTTCTGGTATTGTTGGCTCTTCAACTTTTACTGGCTTGTCTTCGATGCCAAATAAATTTTTAATAAATTTTTTCATTGTATTTTCTTTAGTTGGTATAATTGCTTGATCAAGAATGCCCATTAAGTGCCCCACTCATTTTTAAAGAGCGGAACTTGTAAACGATCACTATAACGTAAACCGTGCTTCATTGCTAACAATGCTACATTACGATTGTTCATTGCATACACACTTTCAACACCACCCACTGGCATTAGATAGATATGACCAATAAATCCTGCCTTGCGATAAGCAGCAATCGCACATTCGGCATCAGCAAAGTCTTGTTCTGTGGCAATAACAAACTTCAAATATGCTGTACCGTATTCTTCATACTCGCAAACACGTTCTGGTTTAATAGCTTCATCCCACGGTTCGCCACTACACGGTAGTTTAGCACTAACACTAAATGTAACTTCTCTATAGAAGTCAACGTCGTTGCAATGATATTTCCATGTATGTAAGTATTGTTTGAATTCTGTTGTTAACTTCATTGTGCCATTTGTCTCAAATGTAATTTCTTTAAGACCTTGCATCTTGGGATGTTTCAACAAATCTGGATATTGCTTTTGCCAACCTAACAATGGCTCCCCACCTGTAATAACAAGATGTTCATCACGCCATTCACCAAATGGCAGTATCTCCATGATACGTTCTACAATTGCATCTGTAGTCAGCATTGGACTTAGATCTTTAAAACGCGGATCCCAACTTGCGTAACTATCGCACCCTGTGCTTACTAATGGCAATTTTTTATAGTCGTCGTAGTAATGAATACGTGCTGCAATATCTTCTACTTCACGACTTAGTTCGCCACGTGGCATACCAAATCCTTGACATTTGAAATTACAACCAAAAGTTCTAAGGAACACGCTGGGCACTCCCATATAACGTCCTTCACCCTGCACACTATAAAACAATTCTGCTATTTTAATCTTCGACATGTTCAACCTTTATAATTTTAATAGTTTCCATCCAACTAAGGGTAGTTGATACAATGGTTTCTAATTGACTATATTTAGGTTGCCATTGAGTATCCGACATAAATTTAGTTGGATCTGCAATCAACTCATCTGGGTCACCTAATCTTCTCGGCCCTAATTCGTAATCAACATCTAGTCCAGTAGCAGATTCCACTGCTTTTACTATTTCTAGATTGCTAATACCTTGACCTGTTCCTAGATTATACGCTTCAAATGTACCTTGGTCAAGTGTTTTAGCAAGATCAACAGCTTGTACGTGAGCACTAGCAATATCCGAAACGTGTAGATAATCTCTTATACAAGTTCCATCTTTGGTTAAAAAATCATTGCCGTTTAAAGTTAATGTATTTTTCTCCAGCACACTTTGTATTACCTTTGGAATCAAATGTGTATCATTCCAATTATTACCAAGTTCTACTTCTGGATCACATCCACAGGCATTAAAGTATCTTAGTGCAATACCTTTATATCCATGTGCTTGTACATGACTTTCAATGACGTATTCACACATCTTTTTACTATGACCGTATGGACTTACAGGTGTGCCTTGTGCATATTCAGCAATAGGAACAGAACAATCATTACCATAAGTTGCTGCACTACTGCTAAAGATGATTGTACCTTTCCATCCTAACTTAGATAAGTCGTCTAACATACGATTAGTCTTGGCAACATTATTATCGTAATATTCACCGGGATCAGCAATACTAGGACCAACTAAGCTAGTTCCAGCAATATGTATAATTGTGTCTACATTGTTTATGTTAGCAGCCGTTGCTGTGATGTTTACAAAGTCATCAATGATTAATTCGTTGACAAACATAGATGCATCTGGAATGGTCCATGTGCGGTCAATGCCAATTACATAATATCCAGCTTGCTGAAAGGCCTTAGCGGTATGACTACCAATAAAGCCCATTGCACCAGTTATGATTACTCGTTTAGTATTTTGACTCACGGGTATGTTTCCTATAGTCGGTGCCCATACGCAACATATCTCCGCCTACCCCTTGCAATATATTACAAATACGATCAATTGTACCATTGTTATAATCACTGATTCTACCTAAATTAGGATGTGGACCACCTAACAGTACCACTAATTTATTTAGAGCATCCTCAATGGACCAGGGTATATACATACGAGTGTGGTCATTGCCAAAAGTTTCAGGAAAGCTACGATAAGCAGGATACAATACATTACAACCCAACGCATCAGCTTCGCTGACTGTGTTTGATACCCAATCTTGCAAAGCACAATTAAACACCACACGACTATCATTAACAATGTTGTAGTAGTCATTCTTTTCTAAGTTTTCGTAGATTTTAAGTTTACCTGCTGCAACCATTTCGTTTGTACGTTGCATGTAGCTATCATTATTGCTTTTTAATTTGCTACCACTACATACGCAGAATTCTACATTAACACCAGGATTACGAATAAAAAATTCTTCAATTAAATCCATATAGAAGTCGGGTTGTTTCTCTTGATCCCAACGTGCAGAAAATACAACTCGAACACGGCGATCATTAAATGGTCTAATATACGATACGCGACTCTGAACTTCTGCTTTACCAAATGCTAACCCACTGATATTGTAGATTGGTGCCTTCCAACCTGCAATCTTCATATGCATTACCATTTCTTCATTAGTAGCGAGTACTCCGTCCACAAATGAGTCAACCATCTTTTCGTAGTGACCCATGAAATCTTGCATATCCCATACATGAACAAAATCGTCAGGATCAATGGACTGAGCAAGACAGCGAACATAAATCCTAGGCCTGTGAGCAGGATCGATTTGCTTAAGAATATACGGAAGACTTTCAATTCCGGGTTGAAACATGTCTTCAAAGTAGATAACATCTTCATCATTTATTTCTCCAGCTTTCATCATCTTAATTAGATTCATTAGTTGTGACATACCAAAGTATGTACGACCATGTGCATCTAATACTTGACCGGTTACAATTGCCTGATCATTACTGAGTGTTTCTCCGGGTACAACCACAAAGTCAATCTCACGGCGCTTGAATACAGCAACATTCCAGTCTTGCAATTGTAGGGTATAACGAGCCTTATATGGCTCTAAGCCCATATAATATAGTTTACGCATTATTGATCCTGATATTCGCGCTGTGGCTTTCCAGAAGCCTCACGACGTGCTTTACGTTGCAAATACTCTTGCTCTTGTTGGAACCTACGATAGTCATTGGAACGATAAAGATCTTTCTCGTTGAAGGGAAGAAGATTAAATCTGCAATGATCTAACCAAGCATCTAGATCATCAAAGATCCTAGATACCTCGGGTTTCATTTTAAGAGTTTTTTGAATATAATTTGGCTGTGCCATTTAAGTTTTTCCTATTATTAGGGTTGATTAACAAATGTAAGTGTGGCACCATTCTCGCCATCTTCACTTACGTCTATGATGGTCTGACGACCAGGATACCTTGCAGTGATTGTCGTGTTAAGTTCACGAGCAATCATTTCACAAGATTTGTGGTTGAGTTCAAGAATGCCATCATTGTAGCACTTCTCAAGCCAACGCTTAAACTGAATAAATTCAATATCGCGGTCATCTTGGAAGACCTCAATAGAAACTTTAAAATGGAAAATATGTCGATGTGGAGTTCCAAGGAAACTTACATCATATTCATCGCCTGTGGCTAACTTAGGATCAGTTGCGGCTGCGGGATACATATGGATGCCTTCTTTCTGAAAGCGGACCCAAATAAGTGATAAATCGTTCATTTAATTACTTCGTCTTTGGTATATTGAGACCAGTCTGTAAAGGTCTCACGGGTTAATAAATTGTGTAGGCTATGACACCACACACCGGGATTAGTCGACTTAAAGTCTTTATCGTCAAGTTTAATTATAGCATTATAACCTAGTTGTTGTAAATAGGGCAATTTCACCGAAATCATTGGAATGAAGTTATGATACTCGGTAAATCCACTTTCTAACAATCCTTCAACACACTTAACATCTATGTCTAATGTACATTGATAATCCCTGTCGAGAAAATACTTGATCATATTTTCCCAGTCTATCCAACCTCGAGCATTGGTGTCATAGTTAGGAAAACTTTGATTAGCACCAAAATAGATATGCTCACAGCCGTTTAGATTAGCAGCAATATCATCTACACTTTGTACACCTACAACAAATAAAGTTTTCTTACCGTATGCAGGAGTATGTTCTACTTCTGTACCATGAAAGAAATTAATATTATCGTGTCCATCTCTAATCATATTATTCTCCTAAGTCGTCACTTAATTTCTGCAATGCAGCATCGTTAGCATCTGAAAGATCAATCTCATCTGCACGGGTAACTTCCTCTACATCAAATAAACCGCCAAACAGATTATCATTTTGTCCATTTGTAGTATTACGAGCACCAGCAATACTAATCAAGAATGCTTTAGCAGTTGGATGCTCTAACATCTCCATGGCCTCTGTTAATGTTTTGGTATTAAATAACTCTTCAACAAAGCGATCAAAATACAATACATTACGTGGAACCCATTCGCTAAATTGATCGCTAGCAAGTTCTTTAGAGTTAAGTTTTTTCCATGAACGCCAGTCTGGTTTAAATCTTGCGCTTTCGATGTCAGCATAATGATTAGCACGTTGTACCGCTTCGATATGACATTGTACATTATGTGCCATATACAATGAATAAGCAAAACTATCCCAAGAAGTTTTACCTTCTTTCTTAATTTTGTTCAACATACCAGGAGCATAATGACAAATATCACCCATTACAAGTCTGCGGCCGATCTCTGATTCGAATGGGAATGGGATATCGCTTCCTGCAAGTGCTTTGTTGTCTGGGGCTTTTTCCATAACAACACTGAACTTTTTCGCTGTGTGGATTGCGTTTGTATAAACGAGTCCATGTGCTGTTGCGACAAACGGTGAGGCGCAATCAAAAGATATGGTAACTTCTTCATTAATATGTTTCCTGAGTTGTCGTTGAATTGAAGTTAGATAGCAAGCCCAATCTAACTGTGCTGTACCCAAGAAGTGGATCCAGTTCTTGCCTGTGAGCATGCCTTCCTCTCGCATGATCATCAAACGCTTTAAAGTGATGTCCATTTTACTCATATTGACACCACCCATTGCCCAACCCTCTGCTGCTTTGTCTCCCCATACAGCAGGGTCACTATATTCTTTAACACCTTCATACCAAGACTGTGCGCTATGCCAATCACTGCCTTGTAAAACATTTAACCATTTAGTTTTACCTAAACGATTCTTTAAAAAGTATTCATTATTAAAACGAGTCTTTTGTAAACAATCATCAGGACTTGTCAATCCAGTTCTTGCTTGATTATTCTTATCACAGGCCCAAATAGGCACATCTAACATCATTGACCAATCGGCAGTTAATTCCAACCACGCAATAATGTCATCGCGAGTTTTGTTGGCTGCTTTACCTTCAAAGTCTAACCAATCAAATTTTAGAATACCCTTACCAATCTGATATCCACCAGAGTCACCTAAGATCATGGTGTTAGCATGATCGCGATCTTGTATCATACTTTCTTGTACTAGACTCTTTTGTATATCTAACTGAGCATGACCAGCAGAGTATAGACCATACTTGTAAGTAAAGTATCCTTGCTCGGCATTAAGAAAGTTCATGCCTTCAATGCCTCGATCAAATCCTTTAGGAATACGATCCTTGGGTACAAAGTCACTTAATCGTTGTTTAGCAACATAGGTGCTGTAGAAACTTGAAATAGCTGGCAAATATACAGCATACCGAAGTTTTCCATTTTTGTCTGTTTGAAATCTTGTTAAATCTACTGGCGGATTACTTTTCATTTTGTTTTTTATCATGCCTGTGCTGGAATAATATATTTGTAAGTAGCAATGCCGCTGTCTAAAGTGATCTGCATAGCACCTTCGTCACTGAAACCAATCTTAGCATTATTAGCATCGGCAATTTTCAAAATGC